TGGAAAAGATGACGCATTTAGCTTTTTCTTTAATTTTCCAATAGACGCGTAGTCTAGTCTATCCGGCTTCCTGTCTAGTCGTATGGGAACTAGCTTATGATCCATTGACATTATTAAAACAAACATTTAGTGTTAAAGCAAGTCGACTGTGTAACTGATAAGACTTTAAACCTAGTGAGGGCTGATTAGCCAAAACCCGAAAGGGCGGATTCGTTAGAAATAAAAACTAACTGGCAGTAGAGACGAAACACACTGCTTGGGAAAGTAAGAAACAAGGCCCAATGCAGAACGAAATCTATTAGCCTGGATATACTTAGACCAAAGCTAGTTAGCTGGAAGTCTTCTTCTATCTGAGGAAACTCAGGAACTCAGATAGTTTAAGCACTCTCTTTCTTACTTTCTTTGTGCATCGTGGCCCCTTCCCCAAAAAGGATAACCACTACCTAGATACGTCTAAGGCTTAAGAATCAACAAAACTTGTAGCTTCCAGGGGGGAGCCACAAAAAGCCTTGTATTGTCTAAAATAAATAAAAGCCACATAACTAATCAGTCCAAACAAAGATAAACAAGACTTTACAATTTCAACTAAAAAAGTAATAATTTAACTAATGGGAAGACCAACAAGCTATAAACCAGAATATTGCAAGATGTTAGTTGAACATATGAGCAAAGGTAAGTCATTTGAAACATTCGCTAATCAAGCTAAATGCTGTATTGATACGCTGTATAAATGGACAGAAGCTAATCCTGAGTTTGCAGAAGCCAAAAAACAGGCATTTAATTTAAACAGAGAGTTTTGGGAACAAATAGGGATTGATGGATTGCATGATTATAAAGAATATGATGAGAAAGGAAAGTTGAGTCATTCTAAGAGTTTAAATCCTACTTTGTATATATTTAATATGAAGAATAGATTTCCTAATGAATGGCGAGATAGGAAAGAATTAAATCAAAACATTGAACAGACAACAGTGGTATCAATGGATGAGTCTAGCTTGTTGCTTATGAATGAACTTTTAAAAGAGCTTATCAAAGCCAAGAATGAATAAGGCGCAGCTTAAGAAGCAAATACAAGCTAATGAGCTAATAAATAATACTAAGTCAGTTATTCAGGGCGAGATTAAGAAATCATTACTTACATTTGCTCGATATGGCTTAGGCTACAAAGATCTTAATAAAAGAACTCATGGACGAATTATAAGCTCATTAGAGAGTAATAACGAGAGAAAGCTTATCTGTGTGCCAAGAGGTTGTTTAAAGTCTTCCTTGGCCTGCGTAGCGTATCCTATATGGCTTTTATTAAATAATCCTAACCTGCGTATATTCATTGATTCTGAGCTTTATAGTAATTCCTGCACATTCTTAAGAGAAATTAGAGGGCATTTAGAGGGAAAGCTACTAAGCACAATCTTTGGTGACTTTAAGTCCAAGACCTGGAACGAATCAGAGCTAATAATAAATCAAAGGACTAAAGTTCTAAAGGAGGCCAGCATTACTGCTGGAGGCATAGGAACTAGAAAGATAGGTCAGCATTATGACTTCTATATCATGGATGATATGAACAGTCCTGATAATACTAACACTAGCGAAATGGCTGATAAGGTTATACAGCATTACAAACTAGCAACATCAATTCTAGAAAACAAAGGTACAATGGTCGTAATAGGAACTAGATATTCTGAAAATGACTTGATTGGGCATATAATTAGGAATGAAATAGAAGTAAAAGAGGGATTAATAAATGGCACAAAATGATATATTCGTAATAGGAGCTACTCGCATTACAATTGGGCTTAGTCAAATAGTTCGCATTATGCCTACTGATTACCAATATGCAGAGACTATTAAAATCTTTAGCGGAGCTGGAACTCTTGAAATAATTGCCCCTGCTTTGAGTGGTAGCTCTACCGCTGCATCATCCGGTTGGGGTCAAGGCTGGCCTATTGGTGCTTCTGAAGTATATTCTATCGGTGGCCCAGCCGTGTTCTACCTAGCTGCAACAGGAGCAACAATGGTTGCTTGTATGACTCTTGGCCGTACTGCTGGAGCAACAGTGTTATGATCTTTATTCAAGATGGTACTAAGGTCTTAATCGGACGAAGGTCTAAAATAAAAGTGATAAGTAAGTAAATGAAAAAAACATCCCAAAAGTTTTATACAGTTACTCAAGATATTACTCATCATGATGGTCAAACAGACCAAAAGATTCGTACATTTAAATCAATATCAGAGTTTAAAAGATCTATGTCAGTGATGGGATTTCCTGTCTCATTGATTTATGATTTGCAAAAGCACGGATCGGCTAACTTTGATTATGAGGAATTTGGCGTTAACATGAGCTTAAGCATATCTGACATTAATCCAGAGGATAATAAGCCTGGCGCTGCATAAATGGGACGTAATATATGAGAAAGCCATTAATGATAATGGTGAGTTATTCTTTCCTGAAAAGTTATCTCAGGAGTTTTTAGACAATGCTAAACGCACAATGGGATCTTATTTGTTTGCTAACCAGTACCTCAACGAGATCATTCCTTCTGAGATGCAGACGTTTAAGAAAGAATGGTTTAGATACTGCGATAAGCTACCAAAAGACCTTACAACTTTTATATATATTGACCCCGCTCTTAGTGAGGCTGACACTGCTGACTTTACGGGTGTGGTGGTTGTCCATGTTGATCCAGAGAAAAAGTGGTATGTGGAGTATGCAAAGAGATTACGAGTCACTCCGACTAGACTTGTGGAATATATCTTTGAAATTAATGCCCAGTTTAAACCTTCTATTATTGGAATCGAGGAAGTGGCCTACCAGAAGGCTTTGCTTTATTTTCTTGACGAAGAGATGCGTAGACGTGGCGTTATACTCCCTATCAAGGGTATTAGGCCACCGAATAACAAAACTAAGCAGACACGCATCTTATCGCTTGTGCCAAGATTTGAATGGCAAAGAATATCTCTTGCGATGGGACTCAACGATTTGGAGTTGGAACTTTTACAATTCCCTAGAGGGGTCCACGATGATTTGATTGATGCTTTGGCTTCTATTGAGATGATTTACTATCCTCCTGAGGTGAGTAAAAATGAAATAGAAAAGCCTCATAGCCCACATGATCCAAATTATGAAAGATGGTATTTACAAAATATGTTAAAAAACAAAGGGGAAGAAGATGCTTGGGATTAATAAAAGTAAGAATGATTTGATGGACGCTGAAGCAATGGGACAATTAAAGACTATGCCTAGCACAAAGGGTCAGATAATTGAGAAAGATTTAAGTAAGGAAGTGATTGATAATCCGCAGGACTTTCAAGCGGCGATTGGTCATGCACAGATGGCTGGACAAGACTATGTTGAAGTAAGTGATAGAATGTTTAGTTATTTAGTTAAGAATAGTCCTACTGAGTATTTAACTTATGGAAATCCAGGAGTGAAGGTTTTTAAAGAAGGAACAAGGGATAAGATTGTAGAATTTGAATCTCTTAATCCAGATGAGCAAGTTCGTAGAAAGTTAGGTAAGCAATAGTGGACACACAGACCATTGTCCTAGGCTTAGTTATATTGAATGTATTGCAGTTTGTTTTTTGGACTTGGCAAATCAACAAGTTAGTTGATAAACTAATGTCAAGGAACTATGCAGAATACGCTTCAGTAACCAAGCCAGTTGAGACTTCTATGTCTTCAGTGCAGTTACCAGTAAAAGATGATGACGATGTACTACAAGATCTTAATAGGATGTTAAGTTGAGTATATTTCAAGAAATAGCTGGTTACTTGTCTGGAGATAAGAAATCAGCAGACAAGATTGAATCTGTTGAAGACCAGACTCCAGATGAGAAAAAGTTATATTCGCACATAAGAGAAAAGCTAGACCACGTTAAGCAAGCAAACTCCAGGGTTACAATGGAGGGTGTTTATTTAACTAACACAGCTTATCTTTTGGGTTTCAATGGAGTATTTTTTGATACTCAGAACAGGCAATTTAAGTCTATTGATGCCAAGCGAAAAGTAACTAGGAATAAGTTTCAAATAAATAAGATACTTCCTACTGTTCAGAATAGATTGGCAAGATTAACTAAACAGCCGCCTAAGTTTGAGGTAAGGCCTAATTCTAATTCTAGCGAAGATAAAGACTCTGCAAGGCTTGGTCTTCATATTATAGAGAATGTGATTGATAGGCAGCATTTTGATGATAAAAGACAAGAAGCTATTATGACTGCAATGCAGGGCGGTCATAGTTACATTCAGGTATCTTGGGACCCAACACTTGGAAATCCAATGGTTGATCCAATTAGTGGAGAGTCTGTTGGATATGAAGGTGACATTCGTTTAGAGGTATTAAATTGTTTAGAGATATTTCCAGATCCATTAGCTAAAAGACTAGAGGATTGTCAGTATTTAATTAAGGCTAAGGTTAGAAAGTTAGAATACTTTCATGAGAGGTGGCCTGAGCGTGGAATGGCCGTTAAGGAAGAAGATTCTTGGCTATTAAGTTCTATTTATGATTTAAAGTCTAATCAACTTGGCACTTCTGGCACAACATCGTCTAACGCTCAATCTCAGATTAAAAACAGTGCTGTTGAGATTGTGTATTATGAAAAAAGATCAAAAGATTTTCCAAATGGTCGCATGGTGATTTGCGCTAATGGTATTGTTTTAGAAGATAAAGAAATGCCAGTTGGTGAGTTTGATATTGTGAAGATAGATGATTTGTTAATTGGTGGAAGATATAATTCTGAGGCCATTATTACCCATCTTCGCCCGATTCAAGATCAGTATAATGTTGCCAGGACTAAATGTGCTGATTGGATTAAGACTGTTTTGGCTGGTAAGTATTTAGTAGCTAAGGGATCTAATCTTTCACAAGAGAGTCTAAACAATGATTCTGGTGAGATTGTTGGTTATGTTCCTGTGCCAAATGCTCCTCCTCCTACTGTTATGCCAATTCCTCAGCTACCTAGTTATGTTTATCAAGATATAGAGACATTAAATAATGAGTTTGACTTTGTATCTGGAATTAATGAGGTTAGTCGGGGTGAATTGCCTTCAGCATCTATTCCAGCAAGTGGAATGGCTTTTTTGCAAGAGCAGGACGAAACTCGTATTGGTGTTGTAAGTCGAAGGCTTGAAGAGGCTTATGCAAAAATAGGATGTTTAATTTTAAAATATGTTGGCAAAAACTTTGAAGTTCCTCGTATTTTAAAAATAGCTGGTGATGGATTAGGATATGCTGTTAAGGATTTTGTAGGTTCTGATTTAAAAGAAAACTATGATGTTATAGTTATTTCTGGATCTACAGTTCCGTTTTCTAAGACACTTAAAAGACAAGATATTGGTAACGCTTATCAGATG